CAATTTAGACTTTGACCAACTCATTTGGGAATTTGGCTCTGATACTGCGCCATCGTGGGTTCACGTTAGTTACTCAAGTAGCAAGAACCGAAAACAAATCCTAAAAGCAGTCAAACACAATGGCAAAACTAAATACCTCCTCTTTTGATGAATGGCTTAACAAACTTGAGGATGCCCCTCAACCGACTTGCAATGTGGATTCTCCCGATGGCTGCGACTCTTGCGGTAGTTAGCAGTTGCGCTACTGTGAAACCCATCCTTCAGAGTGTAGTTGTAAGGGACACGGTCATTGTCACCAAGACAAAGTACCTAACCGACACGTTGGAACTCTACAAGGACACGACAATCTACCAAGACAAGGTAAGGTTGCAGCTCCAGTACATAGACCGAAAGGTATTGGTTGAGGCTACGTGCTTGCCCGATACCATCCGAGTGACACAAACCAAGATTCTAACAAAGGAGCGAAAGCAGAGGGGATGGACTTTGGAAGGAGCAGCAGTTTTGCTTATATTTATTTTGGTCGCTGCGTACTTCGTAAAGAAGTGGATAGATAAGCTCGTAGAGTAGGTTTATTTGGCTTCTGCTGCACTTAAATACTAAAATGGTATAAGTGTATACCTTTAGGTATTTTGGTGCGTTAGAACGCAATTTCTTTCTTTTTCTTTGTTAAGTTTCTTTTTCTTTAAGTTGTTTGGTAAAGTTAAGAGTTGACTAACTACTAACTAAAGTCAAGTTAATAGTTGATTAAGTAGTTAAGTTAAGTAAGTTAACTATTCAACTTTGATAAAAAACAAAATAAAATTGACATACGCAAGTCCTTATGCTAATATGTAATGATTCTAAATAATGAATGACCACATCTACATTTATTGGGATGACGTACCTTTGGCTAATGACACCAAAGTACTACATCGGCAAGACGTTGAAGATAGAGGCGAAGGATGTGGTGATGGACTTCCAGCCAGATAATTACAATCTTGGAACTGCCCTTACCTACTTGATGAGAGCAGGCAAGAAACCTCACAACCCTATCTGCGATGACATCCGCAAGGCTATCGCTCACCTACAATTTGAACTTGAACGCCAAGATGAGCAGCAAACCATTAGCGCAACAAGCGAAGGAAGCCAAACAACAACAGGAAAATATGCAGTACTATACTAACCCTGCCAAACGCAGGAAGATAGACTTTATCCTTGAGGAGTGCGCTACGCTAATGTCTAACTGCGAAGCCACATACCAAGCTCGCCAACAGGCGAAATACAAAGAACAAGAGCTACTGGGTGAGATTGCCAAGATAGACCTGCACTTCGCCATACAATGCGGCTATCTGATCCCCGATAATTGAAAAGCTACAAGATTGTCGTTGGCAAGGTTCCAAGCCTCAACGCCTTCTACGCATCCAAACATTGGACTGCCCGTGTGAAGGCAAAGGAGTTAATATCTAAAGAGGTGATGTCGCAGCTTGAGAAGTACGACCTGCAAGAGATAAAGGATGTCCACATCCATTGCAAGGTGAACTACCGTTATGATATTGACAATGCGATAATGGCGGTCAAGTTTGCCCTTGACACATTTAAGACTTGGGGTGGCGTAAAGGATGATAGCCGCAAATATGTGCATTCCCTAAAGTTGGTACACGATACAACAATTCCAAAAGACACGGCAGAAATAACCTTCACGGGTTTGTTGGTATCAGAATAAGTTGTATATTTGCATAACTTAAAACCAATCAGTTATGACTTTATCTTTCAGTTCAGACGTTTACACCGAGATGGTGCAAGTGCAACAAGCACAAATCCAAGCACTTCAAAACAAGATACAAGAGCTTCAAGCTCGTATTGATGTTTTAGAGCAGCAATCAATTCTATTTATCTAAAACCAATCTATTATGTCAAAAATTATTTCAATCACCCCCACAGGCCAATGGCAAGATTTATTCAAGCTTGAGGTTCGCTTTGACAATGGCGATTTCGGAACTGCCTTTGCTAAATCACAAACCCCACCCTATGCCGTAGGCGAAGACGTGGAGTACACCAAGAATGAAAAGGGTACCGTTAAAATCCAACGTGCCAATGCTTTTGGTGGTGGAGGCTACACCCAGTCCGCACCATCTGCGCCTAAAAATAACGATGAACGCTCACTTTCAATCATCCGACAGGTTGCTTTGAAGTCTGCGGTTGAGTACGCTTGTGCTGCACAACACGATGTCAACACCATCCTTGCCAACGCAGAGACCTTTAACGCTTGGATGACAGGGCAGAGTGCTGCTCCTGCATCACACACCGAGCATTTCGCAAATCGCAACGACCCTTTCTGATTGGTTTTATATTAGGTCGTTGTGTGAAGCCCCTCTACGGAGGGGTTTTTTTATGTCAATTATTTTCCTATATTTGTGAACCAATCAGAATCAATGATACATCCCGACCTACTTTCTAACGAATCTTCGTTACCATACCTCCAGAGAGCCTTAAAGGGCAAGTACTACGATACTGGCAAGCTCGGTGTTTATGAAGTAGATCAGTACCTGCGACTCAAAGATGGGGAGTTTGTCGTAGTGGTCGGTCACGCTAACGTAGGCAAGACCCACACGCTGCTTTATCTGATGCTTTTGCAGTCGTACAACTTTGGCAAGAAGTGGTTAATCTATTCGGCCGAGAACGAAGTGCCAAGCCTCAAGCGCAAGCTGATAGAGTTCTTGGTATGCAAACCGATTCAAGGGATTGATGAGGGGATGATGTACCGCAAGTTGGACTTCATCAACGAGTACTTCCAATTCATAGACGGCAACAGGCTATTTACCGCCTTTGAACTTCTTGAGATTATGAACTCCGTCAAGAATGAATGGAACTACACAGGTGCTTTGATAGACCCCTACAACTCCCTATCAACAGACCAAAAGAAATTAGGCAAGACAGGGATGCACGAATACCACTACGAGGTAGCATCTGCCCTTCGGGTATTTGCACATCAGAATAACGTCACCACAATAGTCAATGCGCACCCAGTTACCGAAGCGATGCGCAAGACATTCTACAAAGGCCACAAGTACGAGGGTATGGCGATGCCTCCTAACACATCAGACATTGAAGGAGGGGGCAAGTGGGGCAATCGGTCGGACTGCGTAATCGTAATTCACCGCTTTGCAGCCCACGAAACCGATTGGATATACACGCACATTCACGTTAGGAAGGTCAAGGAGATGGAATCGGGCGGGCGAATAACGCCCCTTGAAACTCCGCTTGTTTTGCAGAGCGTTTTAGGTAATGTTGGCTTTGTGATAAACGGGCGTAACTTGCTGCCAATAAAATTAGATGAAACGCCTGCGACTGATGTACCCTTCTGACGATAGCCACGACCTCTACATTCGGGAGAAGCAGTTGATGCTTGCGGGTACTGCGATGTGGTTGGCAAAGCAAGCAGCAGACAAAGCAAAAGGCAGGGAAGTACAAGATGACATCCTGCACCACGTTATGAGCTGCCACTACGCAGACCTACTACTTCAGCAGTTTATTGACTATCGCCAGTTCACAGAGGGCAAAATGAATGAGATGTACTTGGCAAACGCCAAGCTGCGAGTTGATAGCGAGCAGATGCACTACGAGATACAACGGCTGCAAGGGATAATAGAGGACAATCTATGAAGCAGATACTCTCCCCCTTTCAAAAGTACGAATGCTTTGCAGTAGATGGGGTGGACTACCTCGTGGTTGACTACACTATCGTACAAGACAAAGATGACAATTTAGTGGAATGGGCGAGTGAGATGAAGTTCAAAAGACTAAAAGATCACAAGCACTTCACTATGCCGATAACTAAAATAATAACCAATTACAACGAGGGCAGAGCGAAACGCTGCAAATGCTAATGAGACCATTTGAACTACGTCAACTAAAAGTATCTAAAGAACAATACTTCGCCCGATTGGGCTTTTCTGACAACGGAAGCCGAGCGCATAAAGAATCCACCGCAAGAGCAGCATTCGTATCAGCATTCCGAAACCACGCCACGCTCCACGAACTCGGAGAGGCCATTGAGAAAGACCATAGCTCGGTGGCGTATGCCGTAAGGATGCACAAAGACCGCCTTATCTACGGGGACTATCAGCACTACTACAAGGTAGCCTGCTGCGTTCTTGAGGAGAACCCGATGGCCTGCATTGATAAGCCCGACTTTGAAGCGTTGGAGCAGGAACTAAATAAACTCAATGAAGTCGTTGCGGAGTTATCTAAATACAAGGAATTGTATCTAACTCTTAAACGCACATTTGATGAATTTTAACGTAGGACTTTACCCAATCTATGGGCTTATCGTAGGGGCTAACTGGTCAAAGACCGACTACCTTGAAGAAGATATTGTGATGCACACGGTGCAATTTGCTCTGTTTGTTGTAATTGTAGAAATCACTTGGGACTCCTCGCAGTATTAGCAAAGCGGCAGACGGATTGGATTCGTATGTGCAAGAGCTTTGGAGCGAGTGATGACCTTGCTCAAGAGCTTGTGCAGGAGATGTACGTCAGATTGTACAAGTATGTTGATGATGCCGAGAAAATAATGTACAACGAAACGGAGGTCAACACCTTCTTTGTGTACGTTACGCTGCGAAATATGTACGCCACCCTGATGCGCCAGAGAGCAAGATTCGAGTTCGTAGACGTGGACATTCTTGAGGAGTTCATCTACGAGGAGGCCAACGAAGATGCAGAGGTGCAACTCATCCAACTTTACGACAGGGTATGGTCAACCCAAACTGACTGGCATTGGTACGACAAAAAGATATTTGCCTTGTACCACAACACCGATATGTCCATTCGCACGTTAGCGGATGAAACCAAGATTTCAGCACGATCAATTTTCAACACACTAAAAAATGCAAGAGAGCGAATCCAAGAAGACTGCCAAGACACCTACGAAGCGTACAAAGAAGCCAAGCGGCTTGGGTGATACCATTGAGCAAATCACAACTGCCACAGGCATCAAGGCTGCGGTAGATTGGTTCAGCGAAGCAACTGGCGTTGACTGCGGCTGCGATGCTCGTAAAGAGAAACTAAACAAGCTATTCCGTTACCGAAAGCCTGAATGCTTGACCAAAGAAGAATACGAGTTTGTGGGCAAGATGCGCGGCAGGAACACCGTGACCGCCATTGAGCAGACGGAAGTCAATAGAATCTACAACCGAGTCTTTAAGGATTCGGTAAAGCCAACTAACTGCGGCTCTTGCCTTCGTGGTAGGTTGCAGGAGCTTGAGACATTATACAACGCTTACTAATGAGCGAGCAGGAGTTGTTTGATTATCTCCAAAAAAATCACATACCAGATTTAGAGATGAGCGATGAGCCTATGTCGCATTGGGATTGTTATTCTGCAAAGTATCAATATGACATAGAGTTAAAATGCCGAAGAACGCACTACGATGATTTGCTTATTGAGAAAATGAAGTATGATAATTTAATAACACGAGCTGCGAGGTTTGGCACAACGCCAATCTACATCAACTCCACCCCAGTTGGCATCTATGTTTTTAATTTGTCTGCGGTTGAAATAGATTGGCAGACCAAAAAAATGCCCGCAACAACCGACTTCGCAAGAAAAGAAAAGGTAGATAAGGTTGTTGGTTTCTTAAATCTAACAAAAGCAAAAAAGATATATGCCAATACCTAAAGTTCAAAGCGGAGAAAAGCAAGCCGAATACATCCAACGCTGCTTGGAGGCTATCGGAAGCGAGTACCAAGACAAAGACCAAGCAATAGCAGTTTGCTACACACAATATAGAGAGGGCAAGTAGCCCTCTTTTTTTTATTTATTTTTTATTGGAGTGTTGATAATCCGAAAAGTTGTATTACATTTGGGTATAGATAAACCAATCAATCTAAAAACCAATCAGATGAAAAACATAAATTACGCTGAATTAAATCAAATGTCTCTTGAAGACCTTATGCTATTATATGAGCAAGTTGTTGAGGTCATAAAAATAAAACGTCAAGTTAAGGAACTTCATATTAAAGAAGGGCTGTATGTTGGTGCTAATGTGCGAGTTAATCACCCAACGGCAATGGGTAAAGAATGTCGTGTTCAGAAGATTAACCGCACCAAAGCCGATATACTTATTGAGGGTAAAATATATAGTGTTTCCCTTACAATGATTGAAATAATAAAATAACCAGATGTACCAATTCAAAGTTTACCTCGCCAAGACAATCGCCTCTATTGCGATTATCTTTACCCTTATTGGCAGTCTTGCCCTTGTTGAATTCTTAATTAACCTGTAAGATGATATTTACTTATAACGACCTAAAGTTTTGGCTTGAAGATGCCGACCTACTACCACAGTCTTATTGGGATGCCCTTGAGGACTACAACCCC